GTAACCAATCGTAAGAATATTATAGTGGTTGAAAAAACGTCGGCAACAAAATATAAAATAACCCGGAAAAATTCGTCGAATGTAGTAGTAATGGTATTGACAAATAAACAAGCTGGATATACGTATACATATGATGATCTACAAGTGATTTTATAACACGACAATCGATATAACGAATGGTTGACGAATAATACTATTTACAAATAAGAGTATACAAATTATATTATATATTATATATATAACATAATGGCATTTACTAGATTTCACGACGACCCATGTCGTATAAAAAAACAATTACAAGAAATGACTGGACCAGGAAGATATATGGTGAATAAGCCGGGATGGGGAGATAGTCCATGTTTTATGGAGGATCCACATATACGGATGAGTGGATGGGGAGCAAATTTAAGAACAAACACAATCAATTTAGAAAGCGATTTGATGGGTTTAACTAGAAAACTAAATAGAGATTGTGATAGTAATAACTATATGAAACATGAAGAAACTAGTTCTGCCATACAATATAAGTCATGTAACCCATATGTTGAACAATCACGAGTAACGAATCCAGCATGGTGGTATAGAGATTTAGAACAAGTGAATTGGCAAATATTGCCATTGAATCCTCAAGAAAATACATGTATGACATTTCAAAATAATTTGAGTACAAGAATTTTAGAAAAAGATAATTATGTAGCCTCGTCACCATGTTCACCTTAAATGGATGAATATTAAATTATTCACCAGTAGAGTTAAATGTTCAAAGGTGTATATTATAAATTATTATGTTTTATATTTAATTTTAAAAAATATATAACATATATATAAATGGAGATAGCAGTACCACTAATCGCATTAGGAGGGTTATATGTAGCCTCCAATCAAGAAAATAAAAAAGAGGGTTATGAAAGCATGGGTAAACCTGTAAATACGTTGCCGAATAATGATCCACCGCCAATTAATTATCCGAAATTATCCGCCGTTTCAAACAATACTCCAAACAAATATCGTGATCCAAATACAGTGACAGATCGGTATTTCAATAATAATTCTACTTATAAGGAATATAGAAATGGTCCGGATCAATTTGGAAATACATCAAAAACAGAGAACTTTACTAGTTTAACAGGTAATCAAGTAAATAAGAGCGACTTTAAGCATAATAATATGGCACCGTTTTTTGGATCAAAAATTCGTGGAAGCAATCAAAACCCGAATACATCTGAAAGCGTAATGGATCATATGATTGGGTATGGTAGTCAACAAATAAAAAAGCAAGAGCAAGCCCCATTATTTGCCCCTCAAAAAGATGTTCGTTATGCGAATGGCGTACCAAATCAAACCGACTTTTATCAGTCACGAGTAGTTCCTGGTTCGAAAATGTCAAATGTAAAATTATGGGATGAACAGAGGGTAGGACCTGGTTTAGATGCAGGATATGGTACAAATGGTGAAATGGGATTTAATTCTGGTATGGCGGCGCGTGATAAATGGGTTGATAGAAATGTTGATCAACTCCGTGTAGCGACGAATCCAAAAATAACATATGGATTAGAGAATCATGAAGGGCCTGCTAGATATTTTATAAACGCACCCGCTACAAAAGAAACCCAAGGAAAGGTTGAAAAATATTTACCGGATACTTATTTTGTAAATACACCAGATCGATGGTTGACGACCACTGGTTTGGAGAAAGGACAAACCGCACGCGCGATTCAAGTAGATCGTGATGTAAATAGAGCAACCACTTCAATGGAGTATTATGGCGCTGACTCAAATCCAAGTGGTACTCAGATGTATACGCCAGGTGAACATGAGTTACCGAAACGTCCTCAACTAGAAGCACATCCTGTATTAAATCCTACTGCAAACGGTCGTGGTTCAGCATCATCTGGCGATTATGGAAGAGAGGGATATAAAAGCTTGCCAAATAATAGAGCCACAATGCGTGCGCCGGAGTTGGGCGGTGTTCAAGGATTAATGAAGGCGGCAATTGCTCCTATATTAGATATACTAAGAATTTCACGTAAGGAAAATGTCGTTGGTAATCCAAATCCTAGTGGCAATGTTAAAATGACTGTAACCGCACCACCCGTATATAATCCAGCGGATCGTACACCAACCACTATTCGTGAAACGACAGAAGGGAAATTGGATAATAATCATTTGAATGTTCAATCGCAAAAAGATGGTGCTTATACGGTTAGTGATCAACAAACCACTGATCAACAACGTGACACAACCAATTGTGAGTATTATGGAGATGGAGGTATGAATAGCGGAGTGGCATTATATAATGCCTCGTATAATCAGCGTAATAATGTAAACAAAACATATATGAATCGTCCTAATCAAGGTGGAATGGCAATGTTAAATCATGATCAGCGAATACAGATAGATAAAAATGAGCTAGACCGTAATAATAATCGTATGTGGGTGCGAAATGGCAACTCGGGTATCAATAATACGATTCCATCATTGGAAACATATGGCAAGATAAAAACCACGCAGTTATACGACAATTCTCAGAACATTGAGCGAATCAACCCAGACATATTAACCGCCTTTAAGGAGAATCCATACACCAAAAGCTTACATAGTTATTAACCGATTCAAATATGTCGATTATAATTCACTATATATTGATTCGATAATGAATATGAAAAAATAGATAATCAACCATATAAATACCCATATTCATACGATATGGGTATTTATACCTTTGGACATTTACACCGTTGAAATACCTGTTGCTCTAAATGTTCAATTGTGTAAAATGAGACAAGTATCGCATATTATCCATATGCGATTCACCATCGCAAAGCATTATAAGTTGTTAACCATTTTGTATCTATCGGGTGATTCTAGTTCGGTCATATTTTGTGCGGGAACTATTTTATGATGTGAATTTTTTACATAATACCAATAATATGCGAATATGATGATTATACCGGAAATACATCCAAATACAATGTATACGCCGGTTTGATTGGTGCTACAACAGTCGGATCTATTCTGAGAACAACAATACTCATTGTCATTCTCAAGGCACAAATTATCTGTTCGTAGATTTTCGTACCAATAACATTTATTTATTTTAGTACCAGCATTACACATTTCATAGCAATTTGGTTTACGGATGGTTGTAGTTGGTTGAATCGTCGGCATTCGCAAGAATGATGCCTGTGCCAGTTGTGTACAATAATATACATTTATTGCGCAACAATCATATGTTCCATCTACACGCATACAAGTATTGCTATTACACTCATAATCATTATACCCAATTGAGAAATTACATATTATATTGTATAATTTCTCGTTTGGACAGGCAGTTGAGTCTAAACACGTTGTCATTTGTAATCAATTGTTTCATATAGTACGTAACAATAATATATCAATTTTATTGTTATATACATGTAACTGATTGTGCTCACATTATTAGAGTACATTATTACACTGTTGAAAATTCTTTATGAATTTGTCTCATTCAAAATGTTCAAATATATAATATGGTATACTGTTTTAGATTACATTATTTGTGTTATTTGTATTTGTTTGTGTTAGCTCTTTAAGCTTGTCACGTAAGTGATATTGATGTGTAATATTTTTGATGGGATGATATAGATTGTCAACGTTAATATCCGCGAGACCCCAATTCCTTCTCCATTCAATGCTACTTAATTCAGGAATACATACTACATCTAAATTATTGTAAAGTGCCAGCGTATTAAATAACGTCTCATCCAAAAATAAATTGTTATGCTCTTTCGCATATCGTTGAATACTATTTAACATCGTTTTTGAACATCGTATAGCGCATATCATTGATGACGCATATGGCAGAGGTATTCGAATTTGATTAAATACGTGACCCCAATGCCAATAATTACGCCGTTCACGTAGTATTAAATGTTCTCTACATAATAAATCACCAGTTGGATATTTGTTATCTATGCGTTCAATCGTTTGAATACTTGGAATAAACACGTCTTCCTCAACAAACCATATATGGTTATAATCAATGTCTTCTTTTGTAAAGTAATATAATGCTTTATCACGCGAACAAGCGATATTATTTAGCCATAATACACAACTTTTAAAACCATTTTGTTCGCATTCAATATTATCAATTTTTATTACTTTAACAATGCCATCATATCCAGGTATATCATACGTGTTATCATCTATTACTATGAATACTTCGTAAGACGAATTCAACTTAATATCCTTAAAAAAATTATATGTTTGTATACATGGTCTTACTGATAATAGACAAATAATATTCATATATATTACACATAGTAAAATATATGCCGTGTCTAACATTATTGGATGCTATGCGAACGACTATTCGAATAAAATATTATTTAATCTAAATACTAGACGTTCTTGGTTTATTGTATCATTATGTTTAATTAAAATTTCGTCTAAATTATAAACAAAATGTCGTGCTAGCACATACATTGTATGTATATTACCCATGTATAAATTGTCAATTCCATTAGTCTCTGTATCATACAGAAATGTATTTTTTGTAAATTGCTTATTACTGTTATTTTTTATAAAGTCAAGTATTTTATCTTCGTTAAAATTATTACTGTTGTTTAATACGTCAAATCTTACATTTATAATCGGTTCATTAGTATATATATTTTTATTATAAATGTGCTCTATTATTCTATACTTACTATACCAATAATTTTTCCAGCCGACGATTGGCATCGGGCCATTGTTAATAGTACCTTTTAAATTACCAATAAGTTGTATTTTGGTATCATCGTCAACAATAATGTCTTCTATTAAATGTTTTAAATCACTAAAATAACTACAAACAAATTCTTTTGATACGTATCTATTATCTAAATCAATACGTCTCCAGCTTATATTATTCGCAACTATATTCCATGTATGGATATATATTTTTAACGTTGGATCGATTGTATATATTTGTTTTATTAGATTATATAATCTTTGCGATTCAAATGTCTTGCGAATATGTCCTCGTAAGATAAGAATCATATAGACTATACACATATAAATATTTTACACCCTTGACGAATTAAATCCGCACGGCAGATTAATTCTTCAAGTAAGATACCAGTAATGATTTGAAACCAAGCGCGCGTTTAGCGTGCGGTTTTAAATCTTCACTGGTATAAATTCAACTAATATCGACAAATCAAATATATTTATTGTGTATAATAATATAAATATATTATGTTAATTAGTGTTATATATGTATACGGAAGAGAATATTGAAAATATTATGGCCATAGATGACACGGATACTAAAACCTGTAGAGAGTGTAAAAAAGTAGTGTTAAGTACCGCCCCATCTGTATATACAATTGATGATTTACTTACAGAAGAAGAGTGTAATCATATGATAAAAATATCTAAAGATTCAATGGAAAGGAGTTTAGTAAGCGATAACAATAATGGAGTATTGTCAGCAGCACGTACTAGTAAAGGTACATGGTTAAAGCATGATTTCGATAAAATTACATATCGTATAGGTCAAAAAGTTGCGTCATGTGTGAATATGCCACTTGAAAATGCCGAGTCATTTCAAGTAATTTATTATGATGTAAACTGTGAATATCGTAATCATTATGATAGTTGGGATCACGATGGTTCGGATAAAACAATGCGTTGTATGAGATATGGTGGTGCCAGATTAGTAACCGCTCTAGTCTATTTAAATGAGGTTGAAGCAGGCGGATCTACCTATTTGAATAGATTAAACCTTAACGTTTTGCCAAAGCGTGGTAAATTGCTAGTATTTGAAAATACATATCCGGGTACAAATATCAAGCATCCGTTGTCAGAACATGCTGGTATGCCAGTAATAAAAGGAGAAAAATATGCGTTTAATTTATGGTTCAAGGAATGTAACAGTAGCCGATTATATTCTGAATTTAATCCGGGATATTATCAGGTTAATAGTACGAAGCCTCAAACCACCGAATCGGTTGTAAAGACTGATATTCAAACAACAACACAAACCGAAGAGTCTGCGACCCAATCCCTGTATAAGTATACACATTTAAATACACTTAATGGGTTCACGAAAATATCTGTAAAAAAGGACATATACAACCAACCATCGTTTCTTACGCTGGCTGAATGTGATGATATTATTAAAGAGTGTGATTTTACAAGCTCTACCGGAAAATATTCGAATTGTTGGATAAGTAAAGCGAAGACGCCCAAGTTAATATCTAAAATTGAAACATATACTGGCATAAATTCTAGATTTTTTGAAAATATAAATGTCTTCAAATATTTACCAAATCAATCCCATGGGCCATTTGTGGAAGCATATGATATAACATCTGATTCTGGCAAGAAAAATACTGAAAAATTGGGTCAACGAATATATACATTCACAATATCCTTAAGTAACCAGGTAGTTTGTTCATTTAATCATTTGAATGAATCATATTCTTATCAGAAGGGTACATTAGTGGTATACGATAATATCAAGTCGAATAGTATAAATATCCGTGATAATGAGATGTTTCATACATTAAGAAATAACAATAATGTAGACGCGTATGTATTGAATATATATGTACGTGAAAAAGACTTGAATGGTAATAAGCTTGAGTCGAATGTGTCTGCCACATTAAATAGTAGTAATTTATTGTCTACAAATGTAGAGGTACCCCCGCAACCAGTATCAACTGAACCGACTGAAGATTATGTAGAGACATTCAATCAGGTATTAACTAAATTTGCGTCAGGTGAAGTGACCGCGCTTTGGCGCGGATTAAACAGTTTTAACTACGCATTTAAGGGCGATTTTGAATATTTTAAAACTTGCGTTATGAGGTTAGTAGAAACACGAAAGTTATTGAATAATACATCCGTATTTGAAATAAACGGCGATAAAAATAAAAAATGTACTACATTAAACGTTGAAAATTTGAATAAAACCTATACATTCGATGAATTTAATCCAGTAGTTGTAGAAAATGTATTACACAATGATGTTTTACGCATGTTAAAAGAGTATTATATGACTACAATCGACCATAGTGTATTTGTATTGGGTGATAAACAATCACAACGTTATAAAGCACATAATGAGCCAATGTCAAGAGTAATACAATATGAAATGTTACCTTTAATAGAAAAAATAGTAGGAAAGCCGTTACGACCATCCTATACGTATTTGTCTGCATACATAAAGGATTCAGACTTGCCTGCGCATACAGACCGCGCCGACTGCGAATATACCGTATCATTCATTGTAAATAAACCAGAGAACTCGAGATGGCCGATTTATTTACATAAAGTAAAGCAACCAGTTAAATACAAGGGTAGATATGACTTCACTCCATCAAAAGACGAATGTTTCGAGATCGATTGTAATGCGGGAGGGCTAATGATATTCAGTGGCATTGACCATATCCACTTTAGAGATATATTACCAGACGCATTTTATCACGTAATATTGCTCCATTACACATCAATATAGATATACAACGTAAAATGTAGTGTCAATATATAACTGTTACATAATTGTAATAGTTATACATTTTTGAGTATTTTGATTTAAAGGGTTTTAAAGTTATTGGTATATAAATGAACAAATCAATATTCGTATATGACAATATTGGTAGTGAAGAATTTATAACCAATATATTAGCATATATTGAACATAAAGAGTTTCACGATGGTCTAGTGGGTAATCGTGTTGATATTAATCAAAAAAAGCGTAAGGATTTATTTATTAAAGAACCAAGTATGCTTAGATTCATTGACAATTACATTTTTGATAATATGTACGTCAATATTAAAGAGCATTTTGGTGAGATTAAATACCGTGAGCATTGGAAAATAGGAAAGTATTATGGAAATGAGGATGGATTTTACAATGCGCATCGAGATACAACCGGAGATACTAAATATCGAACCATGTCCATGATATGTAGCTTAAGCGATCCATCCGAATACGTCGGAGGAGAACTATGTTTTGATGAATTAGGAGAAGTAATTAAACTTAAAAAAGGACAACTTGTTATATTTGACTCGTCGTTGCTTCATAGAGTCACGCCGGTTACATCTGGCATACGAATCGTATTAATCGGATTTATGTTTGATGAGATTGGTAAACAAATTAAACAAGCAATTTCCCAGGTACCCAATTTTAACATGTATATAAGTAACTATATTCCGTTATTAGACAATATTACAATTGATTATACCAATGAGCCGGCGAATATCAGTATGAATATTATGGATTCGAGTAAGAATTTGATAACAAAACAAGTGTTAGGTGACATTGACTATTCTGACCGATATATAGATCATCCATGGAAGGTGACGGATGATTATTATTTTGAAGATAACTCTTCCGATGTATTGTTAGTAACCTTTGCCGGTATGGGTTGGAAGGATTCGATACCAACGTTTATTTTTTATAATTTCTTAAAATCGTATACAAACATAGATAAATTGTTTTTGCGTGATATTAATTGTAGATATTACATTAGTGGACTTAAACATTCAACTACTTCGTTCGAAGATACAATTAGATTGTATAGAGAGTTGGTTAATAGAAAACAGTATAAAAAGATTATTGCACTCGGCTGTTCTGCTGGCGGTTATGCGGCCATATTGTATGGTCAATTATTAGGATTCGATAAGGTAATTGCGTTTAGTCCACAGACCGTTTTAACATCGTTAAAGGAAGATTTAATCGGAGATATTTATAATGCGCCAAAAACGTGTCAGTGGTTAAGAACATTGAATATGGAAAACATTGAATACCAAAAAGCGTTAGATCTGAATAATTTTCGTCCGTTTAAGACGCCGATTGATATACATTACTCGGTAAATGGTAATAAGGGAATCGATAAAAAGCACGCATTATACTTACAGTCGACGAATTGTACAACATTTGAACATCCAGGAAACGACCACATGATCGCATTAACTTTGAGAGATCAAGGTAAGTTAAAACCAATTATTGATGCGGCTATTATAAATTTATGATTTGAGTAATATATTTCATATTACATATTATACATATATAATATGAAATAATTATATATACAGCATATACTTATAAATATCCTATGTTTACATATAAAGATAATAATGATTCACAGTTAGATACCCGTTTAAATAACCAGGAAGCATCCAAAAGACAAGTTACTTGATATTTGATTTGACAGCTTCAAACGGTATAGATGTGCAATTGCTTTTATAATGTAAAATATATTATATTATATTATTATATTATATATATGAGTAATCCATACTGTATTCATACTTATTGGGCAATGTATGGTTTTGCTGATTTTTTACGCGGGACAATAGCAATCTATTATTTTTGTAAAAAATATAATTATGACTTATATATAGATACCTCATCTAGTAGCATATTCAACTATTTAAACATAAATAATAAATATGTTCTTCAATCCCACATTAAACATGATTCTGAACAAGTTAAATTTTATAAATATAATAATCCAGGAATGTTGTATCCTGAGATATATATTAAGTTAGAAGAAACATTCAAAGAGGGCAAATCATTTGTTGTATCTACCAATTCAATGTATAAATTAGGTTCTAATGGTATTCCAATGTATTGGGGAGATCTTGAATATGATTGTAAACAATTTATGAAAGAGATACTACAACCAGTTACGTTAATTAATAATCAGATTCAAAATGTCTTTAATAATGTTTATAATATTAAAGAAAACGAACCATTTAAAGTAATACATATTCGATGTGGAGACAACTTTCATAAAGAATTTAGCAATGAAGAATATTTAAGGTTTCATAACCAGATATGTAAATATATTGAAAATGATAAAGATATAAACTATGTATTGGTATGTGATAATATATATCTTGGAAATAATCTTAGTAAAAACATACCACTATTAAAATACTGGGAAAATATTAAAGGCCATACTGGTGTACTAAAGGGAACAAAAAATAACGATGCGATGATTAACACAGTATGTGATTACTTTATATTGTCAATGGCATCTGAACTATTACCATTAGGTCCAAATGGCTCTGGGTTTAGCTTAAGTACTTCTTTAATATTTGGCAGTAAATTAAAAAATGTAAGGAATATTTAAATAATATTATATATAATTATATGTCAAAGTATTTTATAACCTTTGGAGCAGGAATATTTGATAATTATGTACATAATAAACCCGCTAATTTTTATGAAGCAGGTAAACGGTTAATCAATGAAGCAACACAATTACAAGTATTCGATAATACACGATTATATAGTGATAGTGATTTGAAAGATGACGAGATATTTTGGAGACAACATAAAGATTTTATTACTAATAATAAGAGAGGATATGGGTATTGGATATGGAAATCATACATAATTAAAAAAACAATGAGTAACATGAAAGATGGGGATATATTATTGTATGCTGATAGTGGATGTACATTATCACAAAATAAAAAGTATATACAAGAACTTTTCAAAAAAATTGAGAATGATAAAATAATTGCCAGCTTAACAAGTTATAGTGACGTTCAATATACCAAACAAGATTTAATTATTCATTTAGGTATGGAAAATTCAGAACAAATTAAAACAAAACAACGGCAAGCAACCTCTATTATGTTTTATGTATGTGACGAAACAAGAAACCTCGTAGATTTATGGTATGATACATGTTGTAACTACCATATGATAGATGATTCTCAGTCTTTAGCAAAAAATGATGTCTCGTGTTGTGGTCATAGACATGACCAATCGATATTTAGTTTATTAACAAAAAAGTATAATATATATAGCAATACAACTTTGTTAAACGCGGTTGGTTTAACAAAAAAAAGAACCGGTTAATAAATTATATTACATAAAATAGAGAAACATTCTATATGATTGACAATACAAATACTCATATATGTAATGAAGTAACACAAGTAAATATATATTATGAAACAGATATACAAAATATACAAACATATAATTATAATTTCAGAGGTATAACTTATTATAGTGATTTTGTAAGAGTTTTACTTTTATATAATTATGGAGGATGTTGGTTTGATTTAGATTGTTTTATTTTACACCTTTTTACATTTCAAACGCCGATTATTTATAACACTAATTATAAATAATTATTTATAGTTTCTGTATTTTTAGTGTTTTATTATTTGCTACATATTTCTTTGGTCTTTCATAAGCACAATTGAATGTATTTTCATATTTTTCAGTTGATATATCATTTAATAC